ATTATTAGCACCATTATCCATAATCATCCAATCATTACCAATAGAACCGCCATTACCAGAAGTTCTACCACTCCAAATTAACTGCCAATAACCAGAACCATTGTCCTGATAAGGAGAATTTCCATTAATACCATCAAAATTTTGAGTAAAAGCACCATAGTCAGCAGTATCAGAACCACCATTAGTTCTACTATCTTTGTAATAACGTGCCTTTGTCATTCTAGGCATTTGAATACGAATTGTACTCAAAGAGTCACCACCAGAACCTGATTGGTCATGTCTCTGGTTCATCCCAATTCTAAATTTACCTGATGTAATTGTGTTTCTACTTACTTTATCTGCCTGATCAGTAAATGCAGGACGAATACTAAAAGGTTGTCCAAAACTTTCATAATCAACTAGATGAGCAGGTGCATATGTACCAAACCAAGTATGGTTCATCAATGCCCATCCTTCATCACCCGTACCAAATCTATCGCTAGGATCATATTCATATGGAAGAGAAGTATCTCCAACCTTTAACCATACTTCACTACCAGAAGTTAATCCTGCTGCAAATGCTTCACCAGGATTATCTGCTGCCGCAACTGCACTAGACCCATCTGCGACAATAGCAGAGGCACCACTTGCAGCGGCACTTAATGTTGCCCAGGCACTTCCAGTATAAACCTCAAACACATTAGTAGAGGTGTTAAATCTCCAATAACCAGTAGCAGGTGAACCTGGACGGTTACCAGTAGTGCCAGCAGGAAGTTGTAAAGCAGTGTCTAATCCGCTTAGGTCCAATGATGCATCAGCACCAATCTTTAATTTTTTACCAGCAGGAACACTTACTTGATTAAGTGAAGTTGCGGTCCCTGCTAATTTTGATACTCTTAGTGTTGACATATTTTGATCACATATTAGTTTCTGACCACGCTGTAGTTGAGGTTTTAACCTCAATCTTTGCAGTCGTAGTATTGTACCTTACAGAACCTATAGGAGCGTCTGTATACCTAGCAGTAGTTGCACCAGAGGGCAATGGTAAGTAACTTTGAGTCAGGGATAATCCTGCTTCAGGAGAAAGTGCTGTACCTGGTGATACCGTTAGACGATAATCGGGTGCAGTAAGACCTTCAATATTTGCTACTTTTAATTTCATCAAATAATACTCCAAACAGAATCTACTTCAATTGTTACTGTCTGATTAGTGTTAATCTCGATGGGACCAACACTAAAACCATTAGTAAACTTAGCATCACCATTTGCAGTAGGTCCAACTGTAAGATTTTCACCGATAGAATCCTTGTTAGTTCTGATAACACTATCTTCACCTAAGGAAGGTCCACCACCAGCGACTTCAGTCCATCCAGCACTACCAGTGCCAACATCAGCAACATAAACTTCAGCATTATCATTCGTACTGTTGAAACGTAAAGTTCCTACAGAAGGTGATGTTGGTCGGTCGCCTGTTGCTCCAACAGGCAATCTAAACACATTATTTGAACTTAGAAACGATAACGCTGACAATACTGCCGATGTGCCAGTATCGATTTGGTTATCACTAATTCTAGTAACTGCCATAGTTAACTACAGTTGTACCCCGATAGTATTTAGCAGATTAGATAGGCATCTCAAGAATATGGATTGTATCACTAGCAAGTGGAGCATCACCTGATGTAAATACAATGTTTGCACCATTACTATCTACAGTGTAATTAGTACCTGCAATCTGAGCAACACCATTCAGGAATACCAAACAAGAATCATCAGTATGCTGGACACCTGTATATGTAGTAACCGCAAATGTTAGGGTCGCACCATCTCCAGTATATGTTTTAGTAACATACTTGTCAGAACCAACGAAACCTTGACCAGTACCAACAAGATTTCCATCAACATAAACGTCACCGTCTACTGCAACTCTAAACGCATTTTTAGCGTCTCTACCAAGACCAACGCCACTTCCTACTGTACCAGCAGCATCAATAGTCAAATTATTAGCAGGATTAAGAGGATCCTTAACCGCAATATCAATAAATCCAACATCAGTTAGACCAAATTCATACCAAGACGCACCAGAATAAATCCAACCAAGAGATTTACCAGGTTCCCAGTTAATATTATAAACTAAATCTCCATCAGCAGGTGTATCATATCCTGTGATATTAGCAAAACTAGGGAGTCCGTTTGCATCTTCAGGTGCAAGAAGAGTCTGCTTAATTACAGTACCATCTTGATTATTATAAGTAATCTTCTTCGCAACGAGGTTATTTGTAGAAGATACTTGCCCTTGGAATGTAACAGGACCAGCAAAGATTGATTCTAACTGGTTAGATGCACCACCGATAACTGTGAGTTTATCAGTCAGTACCAACTCAGAGAAAGTCTCAATCGTTGTATTCTCTTCACCAACAACATTCAGTTGTGCAATATCTTCGTTCGTAATCTGACCAGTAACAGGGTTAATAATCTGGTTACCAATGAATAGGTCTCCGTTGGAGTTAAGACCAGAGTAGAATGCAACACCTGCTTCTTCTTTAATAGACTGGGAGAATTTAATCTGGTCAGTAGATAGCGTCTCTACTTGTGTCTGAGGGAATGCAGTTGAATAGTTACCAGGACCGAAACCAAGATATTCAAACGTGTGATTACCAGAACGCATAATAGAATGCCTTCTAAGTTCTACTGGAATAGGTGCAACAATACCATCATTTGTTTCACGAACACTAATCTTTCTAGTCTCCTCATCACCTGCACGAGCAGTAAGTTCAACACCAGAAAGTCTAGTATTAACAGAATCGTAATTAGGTGTTGTACTTGGTTGTGTCCAACCAGTATCAGTCAATAAGAATTGAACCCCCTCTTTTGTAATAGAACGCTTAGGATCTTTATTGGGCGTAGGTGATGCACCATCAGTTGAATTTACTAGACCTATAGTTTCATTGTCAGCGACGGATATCGAAGCAACAGGGTCAGCAACAGGGTTGTCTCTGTCAAACGTAGGATAGACTTCGTTGACGTTTTGAGAGAACTTCCTGTCGTTAAAGTTAGAAGTTGTAGGTGCAATAGATGCACATAGTAGGGTAAGATAGAAGATTCCATCGGCAACACCTCTTTCAAATTCTTGGACAATCTCAATATCGTAGATATAGAATGTTCTTTGTAATGCAAATGCTGTAGTATCACCATTCAAAGGTTGTAGTACATAACCCGACAGAGGATTACGAGGAAGTGGATTAGTCTTATCCTTATCAATTACATAACGAACACGATATGTTCTATCTTGTAAGTCACGAGGATCGGGGATTCTTTTAATAAAAGTTGTAGGAGTAAAGTTTACACTATTGTACTGAGTATTGGTAGTAAGAGTTGTATAAATTTGGTTATCATTGGAATCTACACTTAAATACCAACCTCCAATTTGACCAGCAACACCATTAACAGTATATGTAGTGCTATCAAACTGAAGTGGAGAACCTGAAACTCCTGCATTTAGACCAGAAACAGAAGGACCATAAGGTGAAATTTTAGCAGTACGAACTTCAGAAGAAGCAGCACCTGTTGTCGGAACTAAGAGGCAGTTGATTTTATCGGGAATAGCACTCGCACCTGTCCCATCTTGACGAGCACCAACGGTGTAACCTTGTACTCTCGTTGTAGGAGGAGATGCCTCAGTCGTATATCCATAAAGGTAAAGTCTTGTTCCAGCAGTACCACCCTGTCCGACTAATGCAGCATTAATATCAACAGTACGTTGGATATCAATGTTGACCCAGTTGATGGATGTTTCTTCACCAAAAATTACACCACCACTAACAGTACCGCTATTATTAACAGTTAGTGTAATTACACGGGTATTAACATTGAAAGAAGAGACTAATGCACCACTTCCAATATTATCACCAGTAATTGTCATACCTTGAATAACACCATTCACAGAACCATCATTTGCAAGAGTGATAGTATTAGTTCCAGAAGTGCCTGTAGCAGTTGTAGAAATAACGTTTAGTGCCTTAGGTGGAATGATATGAGTAATTGCACCTGCTTTATCTTTAGAGAATGATTTTGCCTTAAATCCAGCAGATCTTAAAGCAGTGTTTCCAAAGTTACTGTTAGAGTTCGTGATTGACATATCAGCCCCACTCTCAGCAGTGAAGTGTGTGCCATATCCAACAGCAAACACAGAAACTGCTTGAATGAAGGAATCATTAGAGCACTTAATGTGTTCGTGTGCCCATCCTTTTCTGTATTCAGCAAAACCATCTAAGTGAGCACCATCGCCAGCGACTGCTGCATCATAGTTACCAGTAGAGGCATTATATCTTACGAATGCCCTATCATCTTTTTGGAGGGACAATCCTGTGAACTGAGCAACAACCATGGACTTAAATCCAGTTGCCTTAGAACCATCTCCATGCATACCATTCATGCCCCAGACACTTCTCAGTGACAAGTTAAACGCATATGGTGATGCAGAGTCAACAGTATCAATCTCCGTCTTAACAGAAATACTGTTACCAGTTGCATTACCTGTCGGTTCTCCTTGCATTTGATAGGTAAATACATTACCTGATGCAGAGGTAACTGTAAACGAACCATTATACAATGATGCATCCAATTCAGATTGAGGTCCAGTTGAACCAGTAACACCACTAATATTAATGTTTACACCAACAGAGAATCCATGATTTCTCTCATTTCCCAATTCATCAACAGTAACTGCTGTTGCAGTTTGTCCATTACGAGTAATTTGGAAAACACGATATTCGTCAGAAATAGGACCAACAATTCTATTTTCTTCAACTCTTGCCTGAATTTGGTCACCTGATGGATCGCCAGATGTATCAGGAATAGTAGCAAATGCCTTTGATATTTTCTGATAATAAATCTCTAAGTCTGTTCTTTCTTGAATATTAGCAACAGCAGAATAATCAGAATTAGGAACAGTTCCTGAGGCAATAAGAGTTGAAAGAGGATTCAAACCATCTGCAAACTCGAAGCAAGTAAGTCTATGGTGAGAAAACTTAGGTGCTAATGTTTCTGTACTGTCAGGTTTGAAATATACACCTTCCTCAGCACCATCAAAGAAAGAGAACTGCCAAAAATATGTTCCACCAGTTACCTTAAAGATTGCTGTTCTAGGAGGAACTTGACCTTCGTTATTGATATTTTTAGATGGTAAAGTCGTAGGATAAGGTATATACTTGGGAATAATTTTTGTACGACGAAGGTCAGTACCTACGAGGGAACAACCTCTAGGAACAATGATACCACCTTCAACTGAGTTATACTTATATAATACGTTATTAGGAGATGTAAGATCTAAATTAGAGTTAGAATCAATGGGAGGAACATTTGTATAAAGAACTTCTCCAGGTCTATTATCAACGATGTACTCTGCTGGATACAGCATAATTGAGAAGGCATCGAATTCGTCATTCGATAAACCTACTCTATATGAAAATCTAGCAACTTCAAGAAATGCTCTTTGAAGAGATTTGAATGGGCGCAGAGCAGAGTTTCCTCTATTGTCAATGGCATCCGAAGCGTCGAAATCATCAGGGTTGACGTAAATGATACGTCCAGTTCTGGACGTAATAATATTCTTAAGACGAGTAAGAGCCATTTCTTATACTTGTTTTTAGTTATTTATTAGACGGAGGAATCAACCCCCACCTGCTGCGGATTCTACGAAGTTTCTAATAGTAAAAGCATTAGAAGCATCTTCAAATCCAAGAAGAGTGAATACATTATTTTGAGTTGCACTTTCAACAATCAAACGCTCACCAGGTCCAATGACGAGAGATGTAAGTTTATCAACATTGTTTGCAGCATTTGTTTTATCCTTACTAATGAAATTTTCTACTCCCACCGCTGTTGTAGCAACATCTACACTACTTACGGTAACAATAGAACGTGATGCAGTTCCATCTTTAGGGGAATCCTGGAAAACATTAGTTCCAGCAAAATCTGCAGAACCAGTACCCTTAATTACCTTAAGTGTCGTAGAACTATAAGAACGAACATAACCATATGGACCAGCAGTTTGTCCTGTTAAGGTAAATGACGTACCACCAGCGGTGAAACTATCACTAGAATTAGCCCATGTTCCTGCAAGTTCATAAACATAAATTTCATTATATGTAAAATCTGTGCTCAAACTGAGGAAACGGTCGGTTCCGCCAAAATTTGCATTTGAAGCAGTTCCTGTACCACCATCATAAAAATATAAGGTTGTGCCTAAGTTAGGGTCTGCTGAGAAGTCAAATTGAACATAAGCGCCACCAGAACCAGCAGTGCCATTTGTAGTCTTACCCGTAGTATATTCCGAACCATCGTCTTCTGTTCCAGCAGTATTATCTGGTCCCCACTCACCATTAATGGTTGTAGAGAAACTAAAGTCTCTACCACTCATAGAGGAATCTGAAGTATCAAAGCGATAACTTCTATCTTTGAAAATAGTTAAGTCTACTCCAAGGAACAGATTATAAGTACTCCCATCGGTGGAGAATACAAATTCATTATTAGCAGAACCAACACCACCAGTAGAAACAGTTGCACTAGCACCACCAGCAGTGCTTACAGAATCACCATCTGCAAATTCTGTACCAGTTCCATTCAATGTAGAAGGACCGATATGAATAATGGTATTAGATTCACCAGTAACAACAGCATAAACTAAAGCATCTGTATTGTTGGGAGAACTACCTTTAGTTAAAGTATCACCAATAGCAAATGTACCGCTAACAGATTCAACTGTAATTGCACGAATTGCAACGTTTTTTACATCAATCTCAGTAAAAGGTGGGACGTAAAAAGATTCAAACTGTGCAGTTTTTTCTCCATCAGCAGATGTAATCGTATTACTGGGAACTAAATTTGAATTGCTGTCAATAGGAGTTCCTAAAGTAAATCGATATCCAGTGATTACATCACCTTCATGCAATAAGTATGAAGATGCGTCTAGGGTTAACGCTTGATCATAATTTTTGATTGCTACATCGTATGCAGCACCAGTTCCATCATTTGCGATTGTCAAAACCGCACTAGCAGATGAATCAATGGGTGCCCCATAAAGCAATGTATTTGTAGTTCCTGCGGGCTTTGCTTGCCCTAAAAGTCCTTGGTCTGCCATTGTTAATTAGAACCCTGCGTAGAAGAATTGTTGAAGTCTTGTTTGACCCGTTAAGTTATTAGCACCAATACCAGCGCCAAAGTTTACATTGTCTAAAGTTACGTTGTTTGTAGACAACAGTGTAGCATCAGCATCTGGGAAACGAATTGTTCTAATATCTGTAATATTATCACAAATAATATCAACTCTACCTGTTGCTCCTGATGTATTTAGGGTAACGTCAGTTAGAGTTTTATTGATAAGAGTTTGTGTTGCTCTTTCTGTAACAACAGTGTTTCTAAATCCAGCAGAATTAAGAAGGGGAGAATCTGGAAAAAATACTGTGCTCGTCGTTTGTGTATTAGAATTACTTACATCAAATACAACCTTTTTAGTTGGATCTGTAGCATCAGATAAAATCAATCCCTCAATTGATTTGTTTGATAATGTTTGTGTAGTATCAACACCAACCAGAGTCAGATTCTGGTTAGGAACAGTAATAATTCTATTTGCATCAAGTGCATCAGTATTAAACTGAACCCAGTTTGTAGTTACTTCTGCGTTAGCAGCAAGTTTTAGATTTACTAAAGTTTTACTAAGAACAATTTGTTCGGTTTTTGTATCAAGTAATGTAGATGTTGTAGCAGTTGGTTCTGCAGTTGTAGTTACTGTGCCAGCATCAGGTAAAAAATAAGAACGACGAGTATCGACTGTAGTTGGCCAATTAATCTGGAAGATTGCTTCCTCTTGACCATCAACAAGAACAAAATTATCCTCATCAATGAGAATAGTTTTATTCGTCAATGTCTGTGTAGTATCAGCACCAACTAAGGTTGTTCCATTACCCTGAGTGATAGCAGGTAATGTCATAATCCTGGTATTTGTACCAGTACCAATATTACCAACTTCAAATCGTGCCTTTGGTCCTTGTGCGTCTTCTAACACAAATTGGTCATCTGACATCAAGAATGTGCCAGTAACCTTTACAGAACCAGTTCCCTTTGGTGCAAAAACAAGGTCGGTATTGTCTGCTGTATCATCAACAGCGTTAATATAAAGAGAAGAACTTACTCCCCCATTATCAATTCTGGAATAATAAACACCACCTTCACCAAATGAAATACCAATTTGGTCATATGCATTTTGATATAAACCAGTATTTCGATCCAGGTCAAAAGTAAGTCCAGGTGCTGCTTTAGTACCTTGAGATACTCCACGAAAGAGTTGATTAACTTTTGCCTTTCGGTTGGGAATCAAAGGGTCAGATACGACAACGGGAAGAATTGCTTCTCCCGACAGATTCGCGTCTGAAATAGTATCCAACTGAGAAATTTTTCTGGTTCCCACGAATAGTCACACGATTTGCTACAAGGTTATTTATACGGATATAATTCATTATATCTCAGGAATCTCTTTGAGTTAGGTTCTACCTTGAGAGATTCGCAAACAGCAAGATAGGATTTCCATTCATCTTTTAGGTGAGAAGGAATACTATCATTAAGTTTTTGCATTTTTACGGTTTTGAAATACAGTTTATAATAAGGTTTTTTCATCTCATCAAGAGTATTCATATCATCTTCAAACCCCATATATTTACAGAGTTGATATGATCCTTCCAACTCACTAATCAATCTTAGTATGTTAGCAGGATGCCTCTCAAGTCCACCAAAGTCGTATTTACTCAGACCTTGTGTCATTTACCAGTATACAGATAAAGTTTGTAATTACAATTGTATCTATTGACATACTTCTCAGCATGTTCTTCACAGGTAAACCAACACTTTTTGTTCTCACTCATGTCTTGCATGAAGTACGGAAAAGTTTCAACCCAAGGAAATAAATCCTTTTTACGGGAGTTTACTACTTTCACCTTTGTTTGCTTCTGGACCGTTCCAGAAGTCTTCCCAGTCTTTCTCTGTCGCTTCTTTGGAGGTGTCGCCATCTTCTCCAGATTCTTCTCCAGATTTGTCTGAGTCTTTACTAAGTTCTTCTTCTGCTGCCCAGCGGAGGAAGTTTGTGAAGTCTTCTTTGGTCCAGTCGTTGAAGATACTTTCTGCTTCATCGGTTTCGTCCCATTCGATGACGAACGAACCGTCTTCGTTGTCTTTGACATTGATCATCTTAAAAAGAGAACTGAGTGTACTATACCATGATTTATGAAAGAGGTCAACCTTCCAATATGGTGCGTACAAAGGATACTGATAATTCATAATATATTTTTTACTAACTCCTCCACCTGGACTCGAACCAGGGACAGGGTGATTAACAGTCACCTGCTCTACCAACTGAGCTATAGAGGATTGAGAGCCTCTGACAAGATTTGAACTTGCGACCTGAGCTTTACAAAAGCCCTGCTCTACCACTGAGCTACGGAGGCGTTGATTGGGGGCGCTGCTTCTACATTGCAGATCTTTTGTACTCCCCCAGTTATATAGGAGTGGGGGGACTTGAACCCCCACGACCTTAATGGTCAACAGATTTTAAGTCTGGTGCGTCTACCGATTCCGCCACACTCCCATCAACATAAAGGATACCAATTTGTTTGGTGTTACCAATTTCCCAGGTAGGAGGATGAAAAGCACAATACTCGTTAAAGGTGATTTTCATCTCCTTATCTGTCAGATTACAGTTTCTTGCTGCTTTAGGAAGATTCCATTTGGCGGACCAAAGGTTTTCCATTGATTCACGAGTTTCGGGTCTCATAAGAAATTGATGTTAATGTTGTATCGTCCTCTATCATTAGAAGTTGTACTAGAGCAATGCTTTTGTTGAGGATTAAAAATGTAAAGACGATTTTCTACACTTTCGACTTTCGTACCATCATCAAATAACGTATACCCATCACAGGTATTCAGAGAAAAAATTGCTGCTCGATGATTATAGGTGTAATCAACATGGAATTCATGTTCTTTAATTGTTTCTGTCCAGGGATAGAAATTACCTTTGACACGAATTAAAGAACGTAAGTCATGATTTTCTTCTAATCGAGTAATAATCATTGAAGCAATCATGTTAAAATGAGGACTTCTTGGTTGATGTTCTTTATAAAATGGATGTATACCCATCCAATTCCAATGTTCATACTCATCTGTTTCTCCATTTGCGACATGAGTTAACATTGCAAATGGAAATTGATCTGCTGGATCTTCTACAATAAGTTGTTTTAAAATAACAAAATCATGTTCTGGCAAAAAATTATCAAAAATTTCAACTGTCATTTTTACTTTCTAAGAATTGTTTTTGAAATTCTTCTACTTGATTTTGAATTTCATCAGGAATAGGAGATACTTCGTTTACAGGAACCATCATTACAGACTTTCCATCAGGACGAGTAATCTTCCAACAAACATGTTGATTATCAGTGAGATCTAAAAGAAACTCAAAGTTATCTTCTGCTTGTTCCAGGGTAATTCCAATCGGTCCAATCATCGTACAGCAAAGCAATAAGTAATCAAGTCGTTATCAATAATTTCCTGTATTTGTGAAATTGTTTCAGAGAAACCTTCAGCACCTACAGAATTGAATTGCCATTGAACATCCTTTTCATAACCTTCATCATCTACGAGAGTTACTTTTCGTTTTGAGAAGTTGACAAAGATGTGTGAGAGGGAGTCCATGAGCGTCTCTTCTGTACCTATGTAGTATAGCAGGTTTAAGGAAGAGTGTCAAGCATCAATTGAGGAAGATGGACAGTCCAGTAACTGTCACAACACCGATAGCACTTATAGTTATTGCTGCACCAGCGTTAAAAGTAGCAGCTGCTGATGCGTTCATGTTGATAAGTCCTGCAACAACGTTAACATTAAATGCTCCTGTAGTAACGTTACAGTTATATCCTGTTGCACCACATGTCAGAGAGATAGGACCAACAGGGTTGACCACAGTATATCTTGGAATAGCATCAGTGCTAAGTCCAGGTGTCATGATAGTATCAACAGAACCACCAACCAATCTAGTAATACCAGTTGTAATTACAGGTAATATTGAAGGGACGTTAATAAATTCATAAAGGTGAGGTGTACTTATTTCAACGGAATTACTACCTGCAATAATAATTTCTGCACCAGAGTATGACTGATTAGATGCAGAGTTTTCAAACATACTACCAGTAATTTTGGTAGATAAAGATGCAAAGTTTGCTTCAGCACCTTGCAATTCAAACTTAGCACCAACAGTATTCACATCAACGTCAGAACCAAAGCGAATGGTATGCTTTTGAATATCACTATCTTTACTTTCTCCATCCTTATCAGCAACCTTTGGTGAACCTTCAGCACCAAAGAAGAATCCACCACCAACTTCAATATGACAATCACCAGTAACTTTGAGGAAATAATCACCCTCAACGTTAACTACTTTATCACCATCAACTGCTTTACAATCATCACCATGAACTTCTATGGTAGATGTACCAGCATATGAAGTATGATCAGCAACTAGGTTACCAGTATCACCTTGTCCACCAGTAGAAGATTTTACAGATTCTTTGACTTTTGCTTCTAATTCTTCTTCAGTGGCATTAGGATTTTCCTTCCTAATTTGCCCTCTTGCTACATGTTCTTGATTCTCAGCATTGTTTGCACGAATACTAGTTGTAGTTGTACCACTAGCAGATTTTTTAACACTTGCTTGGCGACCAGGAGTACCAACCCACATTTCGTAGGAACCATCCAGGAAAGTTTTTGCTTGAGTTAAATATGGATCTGCTTCGGAGAAGAATGAATCTAAGAATCCTCCACCACTTCCATTATCACCACAACTACCTCTACTTTTTCCTCTAATTTTATTAATTTGGTCTAACTCTGCATCAGTACAATGAGTAACACCGAATAAAGGATACCAACCAACAGTATCTTTACCACCTTTGGGTTCCCTATTACATCCAGACGTTGCAAACTTAATAAACAGTGCAATTAGACCACTGATAGATGTAATACCCTTTTTAATTAAGTCTGTACCTTCTTCAAAGATACCACTTGCATCTTTCCAGGCATTAATAATTTCTTGTGCTTGCTTAACACCATCAACAATGGTAGTAACAGTATCAACAATTTGAAGAACTTGATCAAGAATTTGTTGTACTTTACAAACTACTTGGTTAATTACTTCCTGAACACCTGATAGAACCATTTCTGCTTTTGAAATGGCACCATCTAACAGACTCTCAATAAAACCAATTACACTACCAACTGGGTCTGAAATATAACCAATTAACTGCTGGTCAATATTACATAGTGAACTCAGAATTGTAGTAACTGCTGATTGAATTGTTGTAAAAATAACGAAGGGAGCTCCAGTAGCACCACCCAACAAATTAACAAGTTCTAATTGTTCTGCTAAGTTTGCTAGAGCTTGTCTAACAGCAGACACAACTTGAGCAAATACTGCACCCAAGAAGTTTTGCAATTTTGCAGTTAATGCTTTTGCTTTTACAATTTTTCCAGTGACAATATCTAAAAAGTCGCCATTTTCTGCTTTTACAAGACTACCAGCACTATCTCCAATATCTTCTAAAAGATAACTGAGTTGATACTCTAGAGTTTTCCATGGTCCACCAACACCATTTGCTGCAGGAATTGGAAGATCAGGTTCTCTAGGTTTAGTTGGATTAGAAGAACTACCTGCAATACCTGACTGATTACCAACATTATTAGGGGAACCAATTCCTCCAGGTTGTGAAAGTTTTGCGTTTGGAGTCGAGACTGTATTATTCTCACCAGTTCTTTTGAAAGAACCTTCTGCCATAGTATTTGTTTCACCAATTGGCAGAGAAGCAGGATTAGGTGCAACACCTGGTTCCATATTCTCGCCAGTAAAGGCAAAAATCTTCTCATCCGCAGTATCAGCAGATTTTTTAACTCGAAGAACACCAATAACGATTGGCATTTGAGCAGATTCTCCATCCATGAAGAATCCCATAACGATCGCACCAGGTTGCAACTGACCAGAAGATTCACCCTGACCATCATTACCTGCTTGAGATGTATGTTGCAATACAGTTGCCCATGGAAGATGTTCTGTAGGTAAATCACCTACAGTTCCTCCACGAACATTAGTATAATACCCAAGCACACGACATTTAACCCGACCCAATTCCATAGGGTCTTCGTTATCTTCTACTTCACCAACCCACCAAAAAAATCCGTCTTTACCGACAAAATTTACGGTAGGTTCATTAATGATGCCGTCAATTGTTTGCATAATTTTGCAAATGCTACAAAGTTATTTATCGATATATCCGAAGTCTTCCAGATACTTACGTGTTAGTGGAGTAGGAGGATAGACTTCCCACATAGCACCACCAGCACAGGCAGCAAGGGCATCCATAGTCATGTTTTCAGTACGACCTGCCCAACCTGCTTCTGCTTCCCATGGCACAGCAGACTTAGGATAGGTGCGTTCTGCTAATACACGCCAAATCATAGGAACTTCATCCTCTGGTTTGATAATAGCAATCAAACTGTTATCAATCGTACCTGCCATACAATCTTGTGCAGCGTGCCATCCTTCATGACGCATAACCATCATCAACGTACCAGGTTTAC